TCGTTCGCGATGGTCGAGTTGGTCGTACCTTTCCAGATCATGTCCGAAAGTGCGGTTTCCAGATAATTCACCAACCAGAAGAACTCAGGAAGAGTATTCTGAATCGTCAACATCGGGATCTTCATGTTGATCCGGCTGCCTTCGCCGAGAGTTTTAATCTCCAGCGGCAAGTAACCCAGATCGTGAAGCGCGGCCATACGACTTACATCAACCGCCCCGGCGCCCAAGTAACCATCGACGCGACGTTTGTAACGCTTGATGACTTTTTCTTTTGGTTTGGAAAAGAAAGATGCATTCCAATCTTCAACGATTTCTTGAATCGCGCCGGACTGGCCGAAGACAACCATTTTGCCGTCGTAGAGGCGTGAGCCTTTGAAATACTTATTGGAGCGCGGAGTCAAGTTGCTATACAGAAAGTCGGTGCCTTCGGTATACATTGGAGCGTGACCCAGTTTATAACCATCAACCATGTTAGGAGAAAATACTTTCATTTGTATACTTTACCTTGTAGGAAACTATCAATTTGTTCGAAAGTGAATTCCGTCAGACCGTACGCAACGATATCGTTGTAGATGATCTTCGGAAGAGCCAGTTTATCTTGAAGTTGACGTTCGATCAGATCCATCATTGAATAGGATTTAATCAGCGCACCCTTATACGTCAAGAAGACTTGGTAGTCATCGGGCATATTAACTTTGCGGACAACCTTTTTATTAAGTGCAAGACCTTTCAATTTTTAGCAATCCAATTAGTGTAGAAACCTTTAGTCCAGATGAGCGCGTAGACGAACGTTAGAACGAATACGCCCCATTGACCGGAATGATAAGCAGAATAGAACCAGAAGGGTTGACTCAGTAGACCAAAGACGCTGGCCCACTTCCGTCGCGACTCTTTCTTTTCTTGGGTCAAGTATACTGCAGTAATACCGAAAAGAATAATGCCGATTTGATCAATCATTTATTAACGTTGCCGTCGTAAAGAACGCAAGTCAGGTCGATGATTCCAACCGAGTCGATAATCTCTTCAATCTCTTCCCAAACTCCACCACCGCGAACCGCGCCGATCTTAGGGATAGCAAAGCGCGCAACGCCGCCTGGGTTGTTATCGTACATCAACTTGATCCCGGTAAAGGCACTATGCACCGCGTCTAGGAGGACGTTAGGCTGAAGGATACCGTCCTTATAGTTCTCCCAATAGATCGCCTGGGTATAGGCGTTGATAATGGTAAAGGAGTGTTTGGATGTACGATAACCAGAACCGCTATCATCAAGCAACATTTCAAGTTTAGCTGGCACATAAGCGTGGGTAAAGTGACCTAACTTTGACAAGTCGCCTTTTTTGGTCGCCATATCGGCTGCATAAGCCTTCGGGTAACTATCACGAACGGTTCGAGCAACACCCGAGCCCATCGCATTTTGGCAGTTACAGCCGTGGATTACATAGTCAAACTTGCCTTGCTCGGCCAACTTAAAGATGTCGCCAGTAATATATTTCATCTTCACTTACTCCAGAATTCGTACTCGGCTTCGACCGTTTCGAAGTGCTCGTATAGTACACCTTTCCCTTTAGAAAAGATACCGAAAGTTACAAAAAGATGCATCGATACATCATTTTCTTTTCGAATCGATTTTGCAAGTTCGATGAAAGTTCTCCCACCGTCGCAGATATCGTCAACAACGATAATGTGATCACCGTCTTGAAGTTTCCCGAAAATCTCAGTCGAAAGAATCTTTCCGGTACTTGGATCACGTTTCTTATCGGCGATAGCAAAGCGAAGATCAAACTTCTCAGCAATGAACTTAGAACGTTTAACCGCTCCAGCGTCCGGGGCAACTACAACAAACTTATCCCGGTTAACGTTTCCACGAACCAATTTATCAATAACATCGTAGCGGTTAGTCAAAATTTCATGATTATCCAATAACGTCGGGAGAACTACGCTATGAGGATCTTGGATAAAAACTTTATCTAACTTCAACGAATTGATAAAGCGTGTAGCAACTTTCAGGCTAAACGCGCTTCCGTAGGTCGTTACGCGATCCTGTCTGGCGTAAGGGAAGTAAGGGATCAACAAATGGATTCGTGGTGATGACTTAACTTCGCGAATCGCATCTACAAGAAACGCTACATGAAACAAATCGCTATCGCTAGTGTAATCGCAGCGAATCAAAGTTGGACCGTAATCACTCTTGATATTGTGGATAGCTTCTTTAGAGAGTTCAACGTGCCCTTCGCCCGCCGAGAAGTTAATGATCTTTATATCTGGGTAGCCTACGAGAGTAACGCTCATTTACTTTTCGCCTTCTACAAACTCAACTCGGGTGCAAATCTTTTCGTTCTTCGCTTTCAGATAAGAAGTAACGAACCCGTCCGGTTTAACAACTTTCACCTTCGGCTTACGATTCTTCGCCCATTTATAAATGAAGTGTTTCGCGGTGAAAAAGAGACCAAATATAACGGTCAGAGAATCCACGATAATTGCGAGCGACAGAGTATCACGGAACCAACCAATTCCTTTTTCGCTCAGATCGAAGAACTGAACATCAAATACCGCCCAAAGTGGTAGAGCGATGTAACCGATAAACAAAATGAACACCAACAGCGAAATCGCCGCCAACATCAGAAATGACATCAGAAATGACATCAGAACACTAAAGAGTGTTTTACGGATATGTTGGCAGTTGCTAACTCGACCACGTTCAATTCGATAAGCATATTGGTCACCGCTGAAAAAGTTTACAAGTTTGAAGTGCCAAGAGTCTTTGGAGATTTTCATGATATATGCCTTTAAGTTTTAAGCGACTTGGGAAAGGACGCCGATCAGGATTTGAGCGCCGGTTTTAGTCAGGGACTTGCTAAGTACAGATTCGGTAACGAGGGTGATCAACTCGCGATCATTCATTACGGTACTAGGTTGTTCGTCCAGCGTATTCAACATCATCAAGATCTGACGATTTTCCTCCCGATCCCGATCCTTAGAAACAAGGACTGTATGTCGCGTTTCGATAAAATCGTCAATCTCTTTAGATAGATCATACGTCATCGCATCAGAAAGCAGAAGGTTCGGCTTAGGTGAATAGCAGAGGAATGAACCGGTGTTTTTAGAGCGAGTAATCAAGCTCCAAGCCGGATCGACTGCAAACACGTGCTTACCGTCTGCTGAGCGAACGTAGACTGGTTCCGGCGCCTTATCCGCGTACTGGGATTGCTCGAAGAGGAAGGCTGCGATACGGGCTGCATCGACCTCTTTCAGCGTAAAGCCGTTAGCCCGGTGACCCAGCGTTTTCGCGCTCCACTTAGGCCCGTGACTCACTACCCAAGTCTTTTTGCCGTGGTTCGTCTGGGTGGTCACGCCCCAATACTTGGAAGTGCCGCGACCGTTAATGTATCCATGTTCATCACGATTCATTTCTTTCTTGAGACTCATACTTTGTTCTTATCCTTCAGACGTTCTTCTACGGTTTTCAGAATGGTTTTCAGGTTCTTTGTACCTAGGCGGCGTTCGATGATTTCCCGGAGAGCGTAACCCGCCGCAAAGCCTTTATCAAACTCACTTTCAACTTCTACTACAGGCTCTTCCGACGCAGCGACCGTTTTAGCCAGAACTTCGTCGAACTGCTTTTGCTGCTGAGCGCGAAGTTCTTCAAGAACGGATGGACCGGCTGGAGCAAGCGGAATATCCAGAGAATTCGCTTTATAGATGTGTTTTCCACGAGTATCGACGACGATGTTAAACTTATTGTTCGCGCTACGGAAGTGGACACGCGGTGGATAGTTACAGAAAGGCATCGGGTTACTATGGAAGTAGGCGCCGATGATCGCTGCGTCTTGTTCGCTGAGGTTGAAGTCTTTTGCGGTCAACATGCGATAACGGTTAGCTTTACCCACTTCAACGTATGGATCAGCGAACTTAACAACCCAAAGATCTGGACCACCAACCGAAGTTGGTTGTTGCGAAACACCCCAGTACTTCGAAATCCCGCGACCCGAGATAAAACCAAATTCGTCTTTAATCATGTTTTTCAATTCTTATTCTCCATTTCGTATAGTTTTTGCTTCGATGTACATAAGATAACGCCTTTCTCGTTGAAAGAAAAGCGTTATTTTATGTTTTTATGCGATATCTTTATTTTCTTCTGCAGCGGGGAGATTGATACGATCATAGATCGCTTGGGACATTTTCATGACCGCGTGGGGGTGAGCGTACAACCGGCGATTCTCTTCGTCGAGAATGACTTTATCACTCGCGACCGTCAGAACGACCTTATACGTTTTCTTCCAAGGCCGCCAAGGCCAAGAGAAGAGCCGTTCACCCCAAGACAGATCGACGTGATCCACTTCGGTCATCGTCATCCGAGGATCAGAGTAAACGTTCCAGCCGTTTAACAGAAACTCAAACTTCTTTTCCATATTTTACTCATTCATCAAGTTAGCGTAGCGATTATTTTCGTAGAACTGAGTAACGCGCTTATCCACGATGATGTCGCTCAGGTCCAGAGGCTTAATCATCCCTAGACCGGCAAGAGAACGAAGACGCGAAAGCCCGACGTAAGCTTGACCGGGACAGAAGAAGCCGCGCCCATTATAGATGATTGCACTATCGAGGGAAATCCCTTGGCTCTTATGTACGGTAATCGCGTAACCCAACTTGATCGGAAATTGCTCGAATCCGCCGATGGCTACCGCTTTAACGCCTTCGCCTTTGTTCTCGTAATCGAACTCTTCCCACTTATGTTTCTTAACCGCAACCGTTTCATCGCCGTAGCCCTGGAGTTGGACGAAGATAACGTTTTCGTGCATCGATTCAACAAAACCAACTTGGCCGTTAACGTAAGAATCGCCGTTCGCGCAGATCAGAACTTTTGCGCCAATTTTCAGCTCAATCACGTCGGGAACCAAACAACCTTTAAACGATCCCCACTTGGCGCCGGTGTAATATTTAATTTCGCCTTCGAGTTCATCGAAGTTGTGTTGGTTGATAGTATCCGCGTCCTTGTTAGTCGAACACAAGAAAATCGGGTCATCGCCAATCTCATCGTTCTGCGCGGCGCGTTTGTTAAGGAAATTCACGCTCGTGGCGTAGTTCTTATCTTTAACACGAATCGAGTTCAGCGCATCGATAAATTCAACATCGTTTTGACGCATGATTTCGTTAAGTTCGACGGTAACAAACCCGGCTTCCTTCCAAGAATCGGTATCAAAAGCGAACTCACTGAAGAACTCGCGAGAGAACGCATCATATTCGCCGCCCTTCTTATTCAAGACCGGAGGAAGTTGATAGAAATCACCAACCACCAGAACTTGAAGACCACCGAACGGTTTGTTGATCTTACGGATCTTACGGAGCTGATTATCAATCGCGGCGAACAGATCAGCGCGCATCATCGAGATTTCGTCAATAACGATCCGCTTGATGCCGGAGTTCTTATTGAAAACCGCTTCAGCTTTTTCTGCAATGTTGTTGCGTTCGTACTTACCAAGAACGCCAAGCGGGAAACGGAAAACCCGGTGGGCTGTAGCGCCCTTGATGTTGATAGCGGCAATACCAGTAGGAGCCAAGAAGACAGTTTCGTCTTCATAGTGCTCCCGGATGTAATTGATTAAAACGGACTTCCCCACGCCTCCAGGCCCACTTATAAAAAGATTCAAACCTTGTTTGAATTTCGCAAAAGCACTTTGTTGACCGTTGTTAAACTTCATTGTGATATATTATTCCGACTGGGATTCTAGAACCGATTTCTCATACGCGTCGAGACTCATTTGGACGACCATGATGAGGATATCGTCTTTAACGCGTTGATCCTCTGGAAGATCTTCGTAGTTAACCAAACATGGATGAGTTCGCGTAACTTCGTTTTTAACGGGACCGTAAATCCAACCAGCTTTAATCTTGTCGCGCTTCCAGTTCATATGCATTTGTTCTGGAGTTACATCCGGGTTTTCAAGAGCGAAGATAACTCCAGAATATGCGGCTTGCTTAACAACCTCAGAGGCAGCATCCCAAGTAACCTGACTCGTATCCCCAATAGACTCACAATACATCTTGTTCGCTTCGTGGCAAGCCCGAGCGGTGGATTCAACAAACTGCGCGTAAACCAGTTCTTCGTTATCAATGACGTCATTCATAGCTTTCAATCCTCAAATTCCTTCACTTTTTTAGTTCCGATAGCGTACTTTTGGATCAGCGTCCAATCGTCTTTCTCGGTGTATTTGATCACTTTAACAATACCAGGGCGACCCATTGGTTCAAGTTGTTCCGGGGTCACGTGCTCGATAAGATTCCAATCTACCAACATCTGAATAATACGGTTGCGACGGGCAATATCACCTTCAGTCAAGGTTGTTTCTTTACCGTCCAACTCAAACATTTGCTTAAAGTGACAGATGTAATATTGACCCTGGCGGTGGAGAATATGCGCCGATTGATACAGGGTCTTCTCCTGATGCGATGGCAAACCGATACGCATCAGAGTCTCTTTCACTTTACGGAAGCCGTCATCACCGATAGGGGTGATTTCGACCATTTTTTGGATCACATCTTCAATAGTATTGATAACGCTCATTTTTTAGCCCTTCCGCCTTTTTCATTCAATTTTTTCAAGTTCTCAAGTTCATCCTTTGACAGCAACTCAAGATACAGGACTGCTACATTACGATTGACGGTGTAGTGATTCATAATCAGGTCTAACTCGGCTTTATTATCATCGCTCGACTTAGCCCACTTACCATAACGCTTCTTAGCTTTGATCGCGTAGAAATAAAAGTCGTGAACCATTTCTTTCGAAAGACCGGGACTTTTATTCATTTCGTTCGCGTACATGATGAGGTCAGGTTGTTGGCCCATGCCCCGGTTGATCATGAAGGCGTTGAACTCTTTCGAGCTGGTGTCATCGAAAAGGTAATTCTTGTCCGAGGTCAGATCGTTCATAAAATCGAACAGACCAACCTTTTTTACCTTCTCAATTACCTCCTTCTGCGTCGATTGTACCTCACTTCCATCCAAAAGTATATTCATTAAATTAACCTTTAAACGTAAGGGACATCATCAGCTGAATCGCCATCGCCGCGCAATGTAACTCTTTATCGGGAACAATACTATCATAACGCTGGAAGTCGTTGATAATCATAATCGCGTCCGGGATAGACGGACCTTCAACTTGCGAAGGCAGAGCGCGATACAACTTCGTATACAAGTTCGACAGATCGTTCTGCGAGTTCTCTACGCACCACTGTTTAACTTCTTTGAACGACTTCGCTTTCATCGCTTTAACGAGGTCATCAATCCCGATGTCATTCAAGTCGAGAAGAACGCCTGCATCGATTTCGCCCGCCCGAGCATACTTCTGAAGTTTACCAAGGATCAGACGGTTATCCGGGAAGTTCTTTTGAACGATCTTAATGACCGCTTTCTGATCGAATGGAATCTTTTCGTTTTCCAGAATTTCAGTTACGCGTTTGTAAAAGGTTGCCTGAAGCGCCGGAAGTTCATCTTTTGGAATACTGAAGTCGATATAACCGCCTGTACGGCTATGTAGTGCGTCAATTACTCGGTTCGGGTAGTTACACGTTAGGATAAACGAACACGTCTTAGAGAACGCTTCCATCGCGTTACGCATACCAGCTTGAAGGTTCGGCGAAGAGTAATCAAACTCATCGAGGATAATGCACTTTCCGTTATCAGAAAAAGAAACGGTCGAAGCAAAATCTTTAATCTTGTTACGGAGTACATCAATACCAGTTTCTTCGGAACAGTTGATAATCAACCAATCAACATTAAGTTCGATACACAAGGCGCGGGCAATAGTCGTTTTGCCCATACCCGCCCCACCGGCCAGCATCATGTTTGGGATGTGCTTACCTTTGACGATATCTTTGAATTGGGCTTTGATACGCTTCGGAAGAATGCAATCATCAATTTTAGTTGGGCGATAGCGTTCGACCCAAAGCGGTTCAGACATGTTACATTGAATAGACATTTAAACTCCATATACATGATAAAACAAAATGGGCTCCGAAGAGCCCAAATATGGACAAACTTATGTGACTAGTTGTTAGTCAGCGTCGGTCGAAGCAACAACGAAGCTAGACGCGGCGTCCAAGGCTACGAAGTAAACAGCCTTACCGTTTTCGATCTGGGAAATCTTTTTCTTCGAGATAGTGAAAGTAGATTCGCCGTCGAGGATCTGTAGCGACTCGGTACGGTAGAACAGTTCAAAGGTATCAGTTGTCTCAGCAACTTCAATCGAATAACCATTCGTATCTTTGCCATCGCCGTTGTTACGAGAGAAAGCGCTAAGAATGACCTTACCGTCTTCGCCTTTAAATCCTACATATTCCAGTTTCAGCGCGGTCGCGGCATTCAGGACGCTCTTCAGTTGCGCGGCACTTACTTTAATCGAAACGTCTTCGGAAGGCAAAGTGAACTTGCGATCAGTATAAGAGTTGATCAGAGTTTCTTCGCCGTCGATGTACTTCAACTTCTGCGAACCGTTTTCGGATTTGATCAGCACATACTTGTCGTTACTGAAGTCTACAACCGGATTTTCGATAACGCCCAGAACGGTAATGAACTCGCTCAGGTCGTATACGCAGAAGGTACGCGGCAGAACTTCGGCAATTTCAATGTAAGCGGCGATAGTCTTACTTTCATTCAACGAACGAAGTTCAGTAGAATCTTTGACAATCTTCAGACATTGGTTAATCTTTTGCAGTTTCTTAAACACCGCCAAAGTTTCAGGGGAGAACTTTACTTCATTAACACTCATTTAAAACTCCAAAATACAATTTAACTTAGTTAGGGGATCGATTATATACTAGTTGTTCTTACATAGCAAACTTTCGTTTACTTTGGAACTTTTACTTTGGACTGAACAGACAATACGCCGAGGTCACTAAGGCGTAGAGCAACCAACTGTCCGCCATAAACGCAACTCGCGTCAACATTGTAATATTGAGTTCGTCTTTCAAGTTGGTCATTCTTTTGTTCCTCTAGGTCTTTATACTCCCAAGATTGGTGACCATACACAAAAGTTACATCTTGTTGTAACTTCTTCATATCTTCGTCAATAGGGACGGATGAACGCATACAGAAATAAGGAGCGTTCCCGATATGCAAATATTGATTCCAATCGTAATAGCGCTCCATGTTCTTCAGCGGCGCGTGGGTCAGAATGAAAGTTCGTTCTTTGATCGTTACGACAGCGAAGTTATATAGCCCGTTCAGGAACTTCATCACCTTCGCTTGAGTAGGCTTCGACAACTTCTCAAAGCGGTCGTGGGATACCTTACGCGAGTTCGAGTTACACGGTTTTCCCAGACGTTCGAGGACAAAGTTGTGTTCGTGGTTCCCAAGAAGGTTAACGTCACAATAGTTGTGAGCTATATCGATAACATCGAAGAATTCAGGACCACGATCAATCATATCGCCGTGACAAATGATATAAGGAACTTTATCAAGATTGGCAGCATCCTCACGAATCATATTGATCAGAGCTTCAAATTCCTTCGCGCAACCGTGTACGTCGCCGATAGAATAGTATTCGACCGAATCGCTAAAGTCGTGAACTTTTTGATATCGAAGCCCCGGACATTCCATAGGATTGAAACTCATGCGACTCTCCGACTGGCTTCGATAGCCTTAAGACGACCTTTCAAAGTAGCCGGAAGTTCCTGGACCACATCATAGTTCTGATCGATCCGAATGAAAGTAAACTCGTTATCGTTGCCTTTAGCAGCACGTTCGATAAACGCAGGCATCGAAGTCCAGTAACCTTCCCAATGACGATGAAGAACTTCTTCAGGAACGTACAGACCACCTTCGCTAGCGCGCTGCTCCGACCGGCGAATCAGTTCGTTAAGTTCTGGAGGATCGATGGAAATGACCGTAACCTTTTCACCGTATTTCTCAGCCAGTTCCAAAGGACCAGCCGCCGATTTCAATTTGATGTTAGTCGCGTCGATTACGGTATAAGGGAGACGGTTCTTCAGGCGATGTTCCAGAAGTTGATCGATGGTTTGAAAAACAAGACCGTTCTGCTGCTGGTTGGTAATATCGTTAGTCAGAACTTGACGATACCAATCAGAAGACAGAACGGTGTGAGGTTCGAAATGTTTTTTGATGAGAGTTCCTTTACCACTACAGGAAGTCCCTCGCATGAGGAAAAGCATATATTCTCAGACTCCGTTTACAGAAGCAACTACACCAATCGCCAAAGGAATGATCCAAAGGATCTTTGCGCCGTTAACAGTTTTCTTCAGAACGCCACCGAGAACCTTAGAAACAAGCTTAGCAACAAGCCAGCAACCGAAGAACCAACCAGCACAGAGGAAAGAAAGGGGCGCAACGATCATGATATAGTTACTCCAATTAAGTTTTAATTCACTTTATGGATTCATTATGCCTGAATCGATCCATCAAGTAAAGCTTTAACTTCGCCGAACATTTTCTTAATAGCTTTTTCAGTTTCTGGGTAAATGCCGAACTCTTTAAAGGCTTTACGGAAACCTTTACGATCCATCATGCCTTCCATATAACTTTCGCTTTTATCTCCAAGGAAGTAAGCCTTCTGAATCGCGTTCAAGTCCTTGTTTGCGGCTATCGCGGCCTTGTCGGTCATGCTGTCCGGGCGCGGCGCTCGCGTTACTTCGAAAAACAGAAAGTTTCGCATGTCTTCCTTCAGCGCTTCGAGGATCGGATACATTTCTTCGTCGAACTCCAGGTACATGTTAAACATCTGGGAGTTGTAGAGGAAGTTTACCAGCTTCTCCGAAGAGATTTCTTTCAGGTAACGAAGAGTCGTGTACTCCTTGGTCTTGACTTTGATCCGCTGGCCGATGGCCGGGAAGTGGACCACGTAGCCTTCGATTCCTTTATGTTCGAACCACTTGTTAACGTCCGTACCTTCTAGGTGAGGATACTTCGTTGCAAGACGGCTACCAATTATCCAAGAAATTGTCAAAAGTTGATCATAGGTACACTCTTCGCCGGTGTTATTGTCCACACCCGCCAAAAGTACCATGGTGTCTTCACCGCCGTAGCGCGCCTTTTGCTCTTCGTACCAAAGATGCTTATCGTACTCGGCCAGACATTCGAACATCAGGGTGTAGTTCAACGAATGATGTTTGATTTGACGTAGGACGCCCATTCGGTGAAGAAGGTCTTCGTCTTTTTCCACGAAACCTTCGAACGAACCTTTGGTGGAAACGAGAACGTTCTTAAACTGCGTAGAAGCGTCAGGAGAGACGATAACGAGGTGACCGTTTACCTTATCCAGAATCTCATACGGTTCTTCTTCCAGCAATTGCTCAAGACGTTCCATCGATGATTCCGGTTGTTCGCCGATGTTAAAGATTTTCGGGATTGGGTTGTTAATCGGCTGGAACGTATCCGAGCGATAGACTTTACCACGATGGCTAATGAGAATTTCATCCCAATTAAAAGCGAAGAACGCGAGTTTGGTGTAGCAATAGATTTCGTAGTCCACGCCGTTCCGGGTAGTTGTCTTACGCGACAACCGACCATCTTCCACGTACGCGTTGAGAATATCCCGCTGCGAGATTACTTCTTGAGTCGTCATGATAAAGTTCCATAATGAATTTACAGGCCCAAATGATAAAGCCTCTACTCGTGAAAGTAAAGGCTTTTTAAAAATAAGAACGTCTCACCCTAACGCCGCATTCCAATCTACGCCGGAGTACCTACGACCACTATAGGAATTGGATCCAGTGGCTTTCGCGATTCTTATTTAATCAATGTTTAAGGTAGTTGCGTCCAAGTCTTCCATGCTACCCAAACCGTCAACCCAGCCATAACTATCGAGATAGCTCATGTCTTCCGGGTCCAGTTCAAACAGTTCTTCGATAAACGCTACAGCAATGTCCGCGTCTTCAAAACTAACGGTTCCCAGAGGCTCTTCGGCAGCGTTATACAACGTCACTTCGGTGTTATAGGAAACGGGGTTAAGTTTGAAAACGTAGAACTCTGCGTCATCAAGTTGTTGGTCGGTAAACTCGGTTTGTTCGCCCTCGCTTAGCAACGTCTTCATCTTTTCGTGAATTTCAATACTTTCTTGCAAACTAAGAATAGTCATTCGGGCAATCTCTATAAAGGTTTATTTCAAACCTCTATTTATACAGTTACGTCTTTGGCCGGAACTTCGTAAAGTTCACTCTTGATGTAGTCGAAGGTGATAGTCAGAACACCATCTTCAATAAAGAAGTTCAGCGGGGTGATATACTCATAAAAATGAGAATCGGACAAACACAACTCCTGTAAAAGTTGTTCGGTGGTGAAACAAATTTGTTTCTGATCGGTGAGTCCCGAATCACTTTTACCGTTTACAGTAACCTTTTTATAAACGCGATCAAACTTAACGGTTACATTTTCAGTCTTGTAACCGGCCATTTCGACAATATAAGTCATATGGCGAGACGATTCGTCAAGAAAAACCTTACCGCGAAGATGATCCATTGGAGAATAATTCATAACTTTTTCCTTAATAGAGTTGAAATTTCTCAGGGATTTCGATTTCCCCAAGTTTATACTTCCAAGCGCGCTGGAGGCTGATAACGTCTCGGGCGCAGTCGTGGATAGAGTTGTGGGCTACAAACTCCTTAAAGATCCCTTCGGGGAGCGGACACTTAGTGTTCATCGGAGTACAAAGATCATGCGCGAGTGCGGTTCGAGTATCGCGTTGGTTCCAGAACGCAACCGGGAACATGGTGTAATCGAAGTCCGGCCAGATCGATTGAACGACATTGGCTAAGATAGGAAAGTCGAAAGACTGGCCGCGTACATATCCCAGGGTTTCTTTTGAGTTGGTAATCTTATGGCGATTAGCGAAATCTTTGAACTTAGTCATCCCCTCTTCAAGACTAACATCCAAACGCGAATCGGGTTTCAGAACTTTTTGAGCGTCTTCGCCTTGTTGTTTCCACCAAGCGATTGTCGATTTGTCTGTGGTGCGCTTCCAAATTGACAGTTGCTCGGTTACATCGAACTTAGCGCGAAAGGTCCGGTCAGGATCAACAATCAGGTCTTCGAACACATCGTCGCCGTCTAAGTTAAAGACGACGGCCGCAAGATCCAGAACAACAGAAGTTGGTTTGTTACCGAGGGTTTCCCAGTCAAACAGAATAGCTTTATACATTCGCCATCGCCTCGAAACATTCTTCCAGATACGCATCGAGAAGTGGATAAGACTCTTTAATGAGTAGTTGCGTATCGTGGTCACCGAAAGTCAAGATATTCGCATCCGACATATGAAATGCGCTAAGAAACCCTTTTTCGTCAAACTTACTGAACGTACTAACTGCCCGAGACGCTTCGGCTTCAAGTTCTGGAGTCCAGTGCACCCGAGCATATTCCGAAGCTTCGATCAAGGTGGTGTTGTTGTAACCGATATTGTCAACGTAAAGATCAGCGGTAACGATGGCTAACATAGTTGCTTTAACTTTAACAGTCATTATCAAATCTCGATAAGGTGGTTTGGTTTATAGGTTTGGTTCGAAGGTTCTTTGTTATAGCCGAATTGATTCGACAATAGCCGAGTTTCGCCGAACTTATCGACCGGGGAGTTATAATGCGTATGTCCGTAGATCCAAGCGGTTGGCTCGTACTTCAAGATCAAGTCAGACCAATCGTTATGGAAGTAAGAGGTAAACGCATCTTTCGGAAAGATTGGATTAACCAGTTCCAGGAGCGGAGGAAAGTGACTAACCACAACAACTTTCAAAGCCGAATAATTATTCTTAGCGTTGATTAGAAGATGTTCGATAGTCCGTTTCTCTACACTAGAAACCCAGATCATATCATCAACGGTCCAACGATGGCTGGCACTTTTAATCAAACGGAAATCGTTGATGTTTGCCTGAATGATCTGTTTATCAATCAAGGCCGGAGTTCCGCGAATCGACGACATGTCAGACCAACAAGTTGAGCCAATGATGTAAACGTCATCGATGATAAAGCCCGCGCCGGAGAGCATGAAGAAGATGTCGAGCTTATTACAAATCTCGCGTATTTCAATGTTACGCGCATCAAAGTCGTAGCTGTAGTATTCGTGGTTCCCAGGAACGAAGATAATCTTCGAGTTAGGATAAAACGACTTGATTTCGCCAAGATCGTCTTCGAGGTCGCGCACGCCAATATCGCCGGCCAGAATTACAACATCAGGGACATCGCCGTCTTCGGCAAATCCTTTAGGCAGCCGGTTCCCCTCTAGGTGAAGGTCAGAGTGTATAGCTATTTTCATTTTGTCTTTTCGCCGAAGTAGTGTTCCAAGAATTCTTTTTCGTGAAGGTCATAGTCGAAGAAGTTTGGAAAGGCTTTCATGAAATCGTCATAAGCCAGATCGTCATCAGCGATTTGATGACCGTGACGTAAAAAGAACTCAAAGCCTGCTCTGTTGAGAACTTGATCTTCGCACGGGTAGATTTCCCGGCCTTTTTCAAATTCATCTAGGAGATAGTAGAAGTTCATGATATACAACCCTCGTTGTCAAAATAGGTATCAACGAGGGTATTATAGACCCGTTTTGGGTCAGAAGTAAAGTTTTATTTGCTAACAGTTTCTAAGCAGTCTTCGAGGAAGAACGCTGTGAAGGCTACGGCGTCTTGCGCTTCTGAAAACTTATTCACCGCTTCGCGTAGGAGGAACGAACGCAAGGACGATTCCGAAACCGCATTAGGAGCAATTTCAACCTTTGCGATCCAAAGTCCATCATCCTTCCCAACGTTTTCTCCGTACGGATTATAACGGTTCATCACTTTCTGAAGCTTAGCCCCCGGACGAAGTTTAATGTGGGTGCCTCGGTTCAAAATAATCTCTTCTTCGTGAGAATGCTGAGAGATATTCTTTACCGCGATAGCCAAACAACGATCCAAGCGATTGATGCTATAGATGATTTTGTTACCTTGCTTACTTTGAACCTCGGCGCTCGGTAGATCTTTACGGTTTTCGTCGTCATCAAAGGTAATCAGAGCGCCCTTGACCATTTCAGAACTATATCCACCAACGCTTGCGAAGCTATTAGCGATGTGGGCTCTTAGCGATACCGAAGCATAACCGGTTAGCGGAATAATAGAAAACTTTTTCAACATATTGATCTGATCTTCTGAAATCGAGGCTCCACGGTAAACGTTCAAGTCCTTTGGAAAACGAATCCCTTCGGCAGCAAATCCAGCATCAATCTGAGCTACGCGTAAGACGATGTTAGAGCTTGAATCGGCTTCGCCGGTACGCAGATAAGCGTTGATAGAACCATATCCCGAACCGGTGTACATCGTTACCGCATTAATCGATTCTGGAGTTGCGCCACCGCTACCGTAGTGCAAGTTGTTTTCACTTAAGAACTTGTTGATTGACGCCGAAAGTTTCTTTTGTACGCCGTCGATTTTGTTGATCATATCAGAAACAACCGATTGAAGTTCGTTCTCGGGCAACTTACCGAAGAACTTCTTAACTTCGTTCAATTTGTCGGCAACACCGATAATAGAAACATCATCGCCGAAGCCAATCTTAACAGGCCCGAAGTTTACTGGTTCGATTTCTTTCAGCGCCTTAGTAAAACTTTCTGGAATCTCGAAGGTCTTCGCAGAATCATTCTTAGGAACATAGTTGAAATCGACTTTCGGCTTCTCAGGAACAACTGGCTTTGGGTACATTCCTTTATTAAAATCAAAATACTCAAACGAAGAGTTAGAATCATTTAGTTGACTCGCTGTTACCGAGAGCGCAACAAACTTATCAGCTTTCCCCAGAGGCGTTACAACTAATACCAACGGACCGCCAACTTTAGATGCAACATTTTCTGGAATCTTGAACTGCGAGTAAATCTGTTTGAATGTAGAGAGTTTATATGCCCCATAAACAACTGCTTCTTTTCCTTGTGGAAGCGATGAAGAGCCGCTGTTAACCAACATCTTAATACGGTTAGGTTGGTTGAATGAAGGTTTGGTTCCGATATCCCCGTTAGTGATATCTGGATGTACCATACCATTATCGGTTGATGATGGCTCAACTGGATCTACAGCCTTCACGATTTCAATAGGAGCGATTGGCTCAACCACTTTAGCCTTTTTAACAGTCTTCGCAGCTGGTTTTGGTTTAACGTCTAACTTGAAGTTAGCAATCTCTGGCGGAACTTTATAAGGTTCTGGTACATAAGGCGCCGCGCCCGGAGTTGTAGTTAGATCGGCCTTCGTATCGGCTGATACAGACGCTGCAGTCTCCCCGGTTAACGAGGTATAGAACGGACCACGAATGACGCTTAGATCGGCTTTAGGGCCGCCGAAGTGAGGCATATGCGACGAAGCGTTAACGTAATACATGATCGTAGCGTTGTCCAGACTATCGACCGCGCCGAACAACTCTAGACGAATCTTCGGAGTGGTTTTGAACAGACGTTTAATAACCTTATGAACAAAGGGCATGTACTTAGCAAAAGTGTCCGGAAACTGAAAGCCGTATGAGTTACTCATCTTACCGTCAGAGTCGTTTTCTTTGTAGTACTGATAGATTTGGATGATTGTACCAAGAATTTTGATGAACGAACCTTTATCCACGTTAATCTTTGGATTCAAGTTTTTGTTCTTCTTGACAGAAAAGATTACCTTTCGCGCAGTCTTACCGAGGCTTGGGTCACGGTAGAAGGAAAGGTAATAGCGCTTTTCATGTTCATCTTCGAAAGATGCCTGAAACTTACAAGTCGCAGGATAATCAGTTTCGATTTGATAGGTATAAGCTTTAGCTGTGACTGGGTCAAGGAACTCCGTTAGAAGTTCCTCGGTCAGTACAAGTTGGTTTTCATCAGACATTAGATAGCCCTTTACAATAAGTCGTATAGGGTGTATTTATCTAACAATCTCCGTGAATTGATCTTGGTTCAGACAGAACTCAAGGTTAGAGCGGAAGTGATCTTTAAACTCTTCGAAGCGCTGGGTGATGACGAACAGATTCTTATGGGAAAGTTTGTCCTTCACCAACTTCATAAAGTCTTCAACGCCGTTCGCGTCCAAGTTCTCCAGTACTTCATCCAAGCAGATCAAGTTTGTTACCGCCGAGTTCTTCAGCGAAGACACTTCTAGAAGAGCCATCCAGACCGCAAGGTTAACGCGACACTTTTGCCCGGTGGACAAGTTATCAATGGTAAAGCTTTCGCGGTTAATGGAGTTGATCTTTTCTTCGAAGTTTTCCGAAAGTGTTATGTTCAAAAAAAAGTTCATTGCGTTCAAGTATTCGTTAAGACGGATGTTGATAAAGCCAATGTAGTCCTTAACGATTGACGCTTTGATCCCTTCGTCCTTAAGATAGTCGCGAGCCAACTTCAGAAGTTCGCCTTCGGTCATCTTCTCTTCAAGTTCAACTTCGTAGGTTTCCAAACTGTCTTCAAGAGAAGCTTTCTCCGTCTTGAATTGCTCCAGCTTCGGATTCGCTACGAGGGTCAGCAGCAACGCTTCCTTAGAGGCGATTGTAGCTTCATTAGTCTTCTTCTCAGATAGGCTATAGCGCAGTTCGTTACTCAAGCTCTGCAACGCGCTGACGGCTGCTACAAGTGCCTTATTCGCGTCCACGATCTTTTGAATCTCGGGCATCATCAACGCCACGTTACTTTTTATCTTATCCGCTTCTACGGTCGATTCGTTCTTGGTTTTAGCCTTGAACTCTTCGTCGATATCTTGCTTACACGTCGGACAATGATCATTATCCGAAAGGAACTTAACCTTTTCGTCAATCACTTTCAACTTAGCCTGAAAGGTGTAAGCTATCTTTTCAAACTCGCTCTTACGCTTATTCGCCTTATCCAGTTCAGCAGACGGAGTTCCAGAATCCGCAATTTGCTTATGGAGCCCTTCAATCTTATCTTCAATCTCTTCAAGATCGTCTTTCAGTTCGTCCAGTTGGTCTTGAACTTCCTTACGGCGTTCATCGACGTTCGACTGAGCTTCAAAGATCAAACGTTCTTGGCTGATGATGTTACTTTGGATTCGCGAACGTTCACTTTTCAAGTCTTCAATCTGAAAGTTCAAACCTTTCAGTTCGTCCTTCAAAAGATCCGCCATGTAACTGAAGACGTTGATGTCCAGAATGTCTTCTACAACTTTACGACGATCAGGAGCCGTCATTTCCATAAAAGGGACGTAACGTTCTTTGTTAAGGATCGTTACTTGAGTAAAGAGTTTGTAATCCATTCCCAGAACATATTCGATCTTGGCTTGATAGTCGCGGGTTGAAGCGCTTTGATCCTGAAGTTCATCGTTGATGTAGAACTCTAACTTCGCTGGCTTCTGGCCCCGAACTACACGGTACTCTTTACCGTTCTTCTTAAACCAGACGCAAGTTTCCAGCGCCTTCTTGTTAATGGTGTTAACCATCCCGCCGAGAACGATTTTCTTCAGCGGTTTACCAAACAGACAATAAGCGATAGCTTCGAGCATGGTAGACTTACCAGACCCGTTCTTGCCTCCTACGAGCGTGCTAGGGGAACGCATCAGATCGATGGTGAGTCCCTGGTTCCCGACGCTCATAAAGTTCTTATAAAAGACTTTCTCAAACTCTAACAAAATCATTCCCCTTTGGTTTGAAGTTCCGAAGCCTTCAAGTATAAGCGATCCAGAATCGTCAGTAAACTTCCGTACTTCGGATCATCTTCGGTGTAACGATCATCAATGTAGTTCGCAATGTATTCGCGAGTCGTCTTAGAAGTTTTCTCCAGAACGTCATCAACATCATCGTCACCGGTCGATTCCACAACTCCAACTAATGCGTCGTTTTGAATCTGAAGATCGTGGGGCTTAACGCGGTTAATCTTCGAAACTGTATCTAGGAGCGCCACCCGGTCGTAATCAACATCAGAGACGATCAACTTTACAAAGCGACCTTCAAACGAATCCTTATAGTCTTCGTCGGTCATTTCCTTAAAGATTTCTTTGTCGAATGGAACTTGGACGAACAGACTAAACTCATTCTCTTCGAAAGAAAACGTTTTCGTTTCGCAGTCATAGATGTGGAAACCACGCGGATCGCCATAATCTTGCCAGGTTAGATGGAAAGTCGAACCCATGTACATGATGTTCTGCGTCGAGGACATATGGTGAAAGTGACCGGAAAGAACTTTCTCAAAGTCCTTAAACTGAACCGGTTCCAGACCATGTTCGCAACGAATCGAATTGGCGTACATCTTCATGCCGATGATTTCGAAGTGTCCGAGGATTAGCGTGTTTTCTTTGTCTTCGACGGAGTTAATGAACTCGATAGTGTCGGCCTGGTTGGTCGCGTTGATCCAAGGGATCATAGCCACTTTCTGGCCGTCGAAATCAACTAGCGTAGGCTCGCTGTAGACAGTAACGTTCCCCGGCGCAGCGCGCTCTAGGATCGTTAGAGAATGGATTGAATTGGTATTCCTAAAAGCAACATCGTGGTTACCAAGTACAACATGTAGCTGTAGACCACGGCGAACAAGCTCACTAGCAAACCAATTAGCGACGAAATCAATATCTTGTAAGGTGATGGCATTTCGGTTATCGAAAAAGTCGCCGCCGTGGAGCAAGTTAGTGATACAGTTTTCTTCCATGTAAGGGAAAAGAACCGTTTCGTAATAGAATTTGAAGTAGTCACGGAAGATACTCGATCCAGAGCGACACCCGACGTGGGTATCAGTTATAAACACAAGTTTCAATTTTAAAACCTCGTATAATTCTTGCGGTTGAATAGGTAATTATCTAAATAGATATACTAACTATTCAGAGAAGTAAAATGAATCGCATCTTTTATACTGTATATCAAATTACCAATAAAGTAAACGGTAAAATTTACGTCGGAGTTCATAAAACAACTAATCCAAACGACGGTTACTTAGGTTCCGGTAAAGCTTTGAACTGCGCGATACTAAAATACGGAAAAGAAAACTTCATCAAAGAAGTAATCTTTAATGCGTTTACTTACGAGGATGCGCACGCTATAGAATCTCAGATCGTTAACGCTGAATTCATAAAAAGCGAAAATACCTACAACATGAAAGTTGGCGGTAAGGGCGGATCGTTACCGAAGACGGAAGCTCAAAAGAAGCACCTAAGCGAACTTAATATGGGTAAACCTAGTCCACGAAAGGGAGTTAAGCTATCCGAAGAAACTAAAGCTTTGATAGGTTCCTACCACAAAGGAAAGTTTGTCGATCCCGAGATATCTAAAGCTTTATGGAAAGACGAAACCTTTAGAGCCAAACGAACCAAAGAAAACCACCCAGCCGCTAAGATTTACAAACTTATTGATCCAAACGGAATCGAACATATCGTTATCGGAAGCCTAAAAATCTTCGCGACCGATAATGACCTTTCGTATAACTCTTTGAAAAGAAATGAAGGATTGGGTCCAATACAAGCTCCAAAAGTTGCTCATAGGAAGACCCAATCAAGTATCAATACTTACGGGTGGACAGTTCAGTTACAATGTCCTGAAACTTCACCGGCTTAAATCCTGTAGCGTCAACGGAAACGTTATAGTACATCGGGTGAAGATTTCCTTCTGAACTATAAATCGATTGATTATGCGTATGGCCGTGGATGTTCGGTTTACCGTAAAGTTCACCTTCATAAATCGGATGGTGACTCAACCAGAAACCGTTTTTCTTAATCGGTCCCACGACATCATCAAACACTTCCAGATACGTCCGCGTCTTGATATGTTCGTCGTGGTTTCCGAGGATCAGAATCTTAATGCCTTTCAGGCGTTTAATCACTTCCAACGACGCATGATCGAAACACATATCGCCGTGGAAGTAAGTGGTATCACGCTTGGTTACGTTATCGTTAAAGTTTTGTTCCAGAAGGGCTTCCAACTCTTCGCGAGTTTTGAACGGGCCTTCCCGGTACTTCAAGATATTCCGATGACCAAGGTGCCAATCCGAAGTATGCCACAAGCAGCTCATCTGTTATTCGCCTTGCCTTTATACAAAGGCTCAATACCCAAACTTGCCAAGATCCAATGATTCTTGGCGTCCACTTTCGCAATCGAAATGTTAAACGAGCCGTCCAACCCTTCAATATCCCAGAGCTTCACCGTTACGCGCTTTTCCGTTTCGTTCAAAAGCTTCACTTTAGAAAGCTTATCCAATTTAGCGCGACGCAGGACTTCAAGAGGCGAGATATCAACAAGAGCATTCATATAATTCAAACTTCCAAAAAGTGGCGAGTGATAAAGAAACGAGAACCGGCCAAAAAATCTTTAGTGAAAACGCTTACACAACCATACTCCAAACGCTGAATCATATCGCTAGTAGAAAGTTCACCATCAATAATGTGACTGATTTCGCAGAAGAATACAATCAGGTCACAATGCTGATAGAGGTGAGTCTTTTCGCGGAGCCGGTCATGAACCGAGTAGAGAGTGATCATAATAAAGATTTCCTAGACGTTTTCGATAGAACCAATCCTACCTTAAACGCTGAGGAAGTAAAGTTTTTTATGACGCAAATTGCAAAATACCTTCGTCGAGGTCGATTTCCACCGCTTCTACGTCTTTTCCGGCGAACATTTTCGTTTCGTACTCAGAAATGTACTTCAGATGATCGTTATAAACGTCGTTCAGCTCATTTAGGCTATCCACGTTGTCGCCCGAGGCGTTTTCGTCGGAAATCGCGCTGAAGCCGCCGCACATATCGAAAGCTTTATACTTGATGTACGTTTGTTTGTGTTCTTTCTTAATCCGGTTGATGATTGCGTTCGTAACGAGTTGGGTCAGGTAGGCGAACGGGTTGTTGTACTTCTCTGGGTTAAAGTTATGCGCGTACATCACGCAGGTTTCGATAGCGTCCGAAACCATTTCTTCTTTCCATGCGGTCGTGTAGCCGATGAAGTTCCGTGAGTAGCAGCGACGTTGGGAAATGTCGATAATCGCTTGGCCGATCTTGTCGGTCAAAGGAGGCTTACGCCCAATAGCTCCAGCAGCGATCCATTCTTGTTTCTTCGCGTAATACTTAACGAACTCCTGGTACAACATTTTGTTATCAACGTATTCTTTCTTGCTCTTCTGAACTCGGTTGTTCTCAAGTTCAAACTCCAGCGAGTCCAGATCGATATCTTGGATCAGTGTAGTATTGGTAATCGTCATATCAATATTTCTCCCAGGTTTTCATAGCCTGTTCTTGGGTGATTCGACCTAAAGCTATGTTACAACCTAAGTCAGCAAGTTCGTTGAATTTGTTACCGTCGTGTCCGCGTACCCATTCGTATTGTACTGACTTGAACGTATTAACGGTTAAAGAATAGATTCGCTTCCAGAGGTCGATGTTCTCTTTGTCTTCCCAATTGTTTTTCTTCCACTTATGCATCCAGTCCGTCGCGCCGTTAACGCAGTATTGGGAATCGGAGATAATGTGTAGGTCAATCGTTTGGGCTAGGAAGATATCACCTTGACAGACTTTGTCTTCTACGAACTTCAAAGCATTAATGATAGCCATCATTTCGGCGGTCTGAGAAGTCTGTTTATGGTGATCAACCAATCCAAACTTGTGAATGAACTTCTCAGACCCGTCTTCTGGGTGCATAACAAAAGACCAGGAACCTCTTGGAGTAGGAACGCCGGTCTTTTGGAACCCGCCATCAGAGTACAGAATAAACTTTGCCATTCTTAATGATCCATATCATGTAGTGCTTCGATGATCAAACATTGCGTATTGATCTTCTTAACCAAATTGTTTATCGTGAATTCGTAATCGGCTGGAATCGAGACGTACTCGTAGTCAATTAGCTTTTGTAGGACATCTATACAGTCCGTGATCTTAAGCGTGTCGAAGTTAGCCATTTATAATATCTTCAGAAGTTCTTTGTAAGTATTATACTAGACAACTAAGACTAAGTAAAGCCTTTATATATTCTGTTAGTTAGTTTATAATACTTCTGATCTTTCAAGTTTATATAACTTCTTAGTTAGATTTATTATATTCTTATTACTAATTAGTCTTTTGAGATTATTGATTTATAGTATATTTTAGTTGGGCGGTCAGGGAGGGAATAGATATTAACTACAAAAGGATTTGAAAACCTTTTAATAACGTGCATGAGCACGCGTGGGGATAAGGTAAAGGAATCTATACGTTAGCCCCGAAAAAGCGACTTAAGGTAAAGAATTCTATACGTTACGAAGAAAGACCGTTCGTCGGATTCGACTTTACGGGAAGAGAATGGATCGATATAGTGTGTTTATTGAAGCAAAACCTACACGGAGCAATGAAAATGACCATTCTAGAACGCGCCCAAGCTTTGATTGATCAAGATTTAGGAGAAGATGAATATCTTGATATGTCCGATGCTTCTGATGGTTGGGACGAAGAAGAAACAGCCGCTTATAATCTCGCTATGGATATGATGGGGTATTAAAATGAAATTTAAACCATGTACTCATTGTGGAGCAATAAACCACGGTAAAAGTAAGCATCGCCCGGTTGTAGCGCAAGGAATTGCTTGGTGCGGTCATTGTGGAACTAAATTGATCAAATAAGACGAAGCCCCTTTATAGGGGCTTTTCTTCATCCGTTAGTTTTATCCGGTCGGGATGTTCGTCCAACTTAACGCTTACGAACTTCACTTTGTGGCCTTCGCGGGTGTAGTGAATGATCCGATCTTCAACATGTTTCAAAACGAAGTTCTGCTTTCCGTTGTAGTCCAACTTATCCACCAAGTCATAGACGTTGGCTTTCTTCTTCGACTCGTGGAGACGCATAAAGCGACCTAGAGTTTGAATCAGTTTGATCTTTGCCTTACTCGAAGAAGCCAGAACTCCATTGTGTACGTTCTTAATCGAAACGCCGGTTGACATAATCTTGTCGGTCGCAAACACGATAGCGCCTGTAACGCCCTCTAGCATGTTTCTAATGCGTTCTCTTTCGTCGGCCCCAACCTCGCCCGTAATCAAATACGTTTCGTCGTGCACGGCCTTACAGGCTTCGTACAACGGTATTCCATATGTATCAACGCGATCAAAAAGAACAATCGTATTCCCTTTACAGGCTAGAACTAACTTCAGGATGAAATCGCGACGACTCTGTAGCAGGTTGATGAAGTTGATTTCTGATTGGAACCGAATCGTCGGAGACTCAGCCGAGCAGTTTTTCTGATCATGCATGTAAGCAATTTTCGTTTCAACGTCATAGTCCATTACTACAACCGTCACTTCAACTTTAGTTGCGCGTCCCGCTTCGATGTTTTCTTTAGCCGTTACAATAACTTTAGAAGGACCAAGAAGCCCCTCTGCGCTCAGTATAGACGATTCCATGTCTTGAAGTGTACCGGTTAGTCCGTGACGGATATCGCAGTTAACAGCACTCTCTAGCAAGCCCGCAAGAACTGGTCCTGCTACGGTATGTACTTCGTCTACAATGATCGCCCCAGCATCGATAACGAAGCCAGGCGGAATGTTCTTCAGCGACTGCCAAGTTGTAATCACAATCGGCTTATTGATGAACTTCGAATACTTCCCGGAAATCTTTTGAACGAAGGTCAGCGGACGCCAGTTAGTTCCCTCATAGTCAGAGTAGTTTTCAAAGTCGGCAAAAAGTTGTTCGACCAACATCGTGTTCGGAACAACGATAAAGATGGTCTTGCCTTCCAGCTCTTCCATCATCTGGTACATACGGATCAGAATGTAAATGATCAACGACTTGCCCGACGATGTAGCGGCCAGCGAGATAGAACGATTCATGTTTAACGAGTAGTGAACTGAATCATATTGATAGTCATACGGAGTCAGCGCCACGCCCTTATCGTGAGGCTTGATAAAGTTCATGACCATGTCCTCAATATCGCTCATGTCGATCTGAGAAGTCGGAAACAGCGCCGGGTCAATCTTCACTGTGTAGTCAAAGTTCTTAGCGAACTTGATAACCTCCATCAGAAGGCCGCTGTAGATGCGCTTATGGGTGCGGTTGTAAAGCCGTATAAAGCCGTCCCATTGACCGCGCTTCACCCTAGGATCGAACTCAGCGCCCTTGTTCTTGAATTTGAAGCGATCAGCCAACTCCACTTCCATGTGGATTTCTTTACATTCAACCTTAATGAACGAAGCGTTCAACTTGGTAATGATTAGATCATGAGTCATCAAAAGCTCCTTGTTCGACATAATCGTTGGCTAGCGCTAAAAGTTTATTGATTCCCGTATCCACCTGAATCACTTCGATCTCATCCATGTCATAGAACATGTGGGAAAAGTACCTGTGGTGTCCGTCTAATATATAGAAGGCGTCTGAAACAATAATCGGCGCAGAGGGTTTAGATGGATCGATAGACTGCACTTTGGCTTGATCGATGTCTACTTGTACCGGCGTGATCTGATCAACCCCTACGTAACGCGTAGAATAGAAAATCCCAAGTGTTTCGAGGTGTTGTTTAAAGTGTGCCTGATCTTTGATCTGAGGCATCGACGACCGCCCGATGTTGAAGGCAGCAACTTTTTCTTCAATGTAATGTCTAAGACTGATCATATATAAACCCTATTAATATCAAACTATTTAGTATATAATGCTACATCATCTAAGACGTAACAGGAGGTCTGATGAAGTTTATTACCCGTATCAAAGAAAAGTTGGCTAAACGTAAACTGATTAAAGATAAGATGCATCTGTTTGATAGTGTGTTAGCCGCGCACGAAGATGAGTTCTACAAGTACAAAGAAACCCGTGCCCACCTCAATAGTTTGTTTTCCTTTCTTAATGAATACTCGCTGTCGTTGAACTTTGGTCGCCAATTTGGACATTCAACTTATATCAAACGCCGTCTCCAAACTGACCCAAACACAGTCTTGTTTTATGAACGTACCGAGGCTGCTCGTGGTATGCTAGGCGAAGACTTCTTGCGGAAGATGTGTAAGAATAAACGAGCCTTCAATGTTTCCTCTAACACAAGAGGGTTGGACATGAAGTTTCAAGAAGGTAAGTTGATCACGATTCTTGTTGATCGCGGCTGTTTCCATAAGAGTAACAAGAACATCATCGAATCGATTCTGGAAAACCACACTGGAATTTTCCAATTCAAACACTTCCGCGTAGTGATCCTAGGATAACAAATGACTAACACAACTAAAACAAACCGGTTCCTCTTTACGATGACCGGTTTCCGGGAACTTTCTTACCGCGTACAAGCTGCAGCTATCGGCTCGCTAAACATCGGTTCGAGTCCTTTCCCAACTTCCCATGCTGACCTTTCGGTTCCTTCTAACAAGATTGACTTCAGCCCGCTATCGATTCGAATCCTTCTTAGCGAAAACTTTGATGAGTGGATGGATACCGTTAAGTGGAGCTTCGATATCACCAAGATCAACGCTTCGCATTTGGAAACCGTTCAAGAAGGCTCTTTGACGATTTTGAATGCCAATAACTTCCCGGTTATGCGCGTCACTTATCATTCGCTGGCTCCAATTAGTATCACCGATATCGACTTTGACTTGACTTCCGAAGAGGCTTCCCCTACCTTTGATCTAACGATGGTATTTGACTCGTACAGCGTGACCAACCTTATTACCGGAGAAGAAATTGTCTACAGCAAATGAGAAGCTTGAAGAACTGCGGGAATTTAAAGAAAGCTTGATCGTTCAATCCAAATTGATTCGAGAAGACGCGGGTAAGGATGTTCTGATTGATGGGATTCGTTTAGATGATGAAGCGATCCGAACTCCAAAGCTTCATAACCGCTGGCTCAGCGAATTGTCGGAAGCGGCCTATTCCTTTAAGAAAATCAAAAACAGTCAGAAGAAGCTAGAACTAGAACGCTGGAAGTATTACATGGGGAAACAGACGGATCAGTATTACGTCATCTACGGAATCCCTCATGAGAAATCGCTGAAGACGGATTTGGACAAATATCTGGGCGCCGATGACTTCCTTATCGAAATGAACGAAATCGTTGAGATCCAAGCTCAATGTGTTGAATTCCTAGAGAAAACCGTTAAGGACATCAGCAACCGGGGCTTCGCGATCAAAAACTGTATTGACTGGCGTCGATTCGAAGCAGGTAGTTAAAAATATTTTAAAAAAGAGCTTTACGAGCCCAAAGGACTGGGCTACTATTGTGTTACTGAA